TCTGTTTTCCAATCATACCAATACTCATTATATAATATCATGGGAGTTCTCTCACCTACCCACACATTTAAGATATTAAACTGAGCATAATCGTCTGCTTCTTCCCATGTCATACCATCTCGTTCTCTTAGTATTTTACATATTACACTATATGAATAAACATGTAAAGGTTTTTTTCCATATTGTTCTCCTATACCTATAATAGCATCATCAAAACCATCTATGGTCATAGCTTCAGCATCTAGTCCACACCAGTTACACTCTTCACCATCACCTACTTCCATTTCAGTTTTCTCTACGTTACAATAATGTGTCCACATTAGAATGTTATCTCCTCTCCATCATTATCATCTACTTCATAAGGATTGTCAATCTCTTTCATACGACCACTCTCTTTATCATAGAAGAGATGCGTAGCTATACCTGTATCACCTGTATATCTATTCTTTAGAATACGTATGGTTGTAGTGTTAGATGCTACATCATCTTCTGCTTGTTGATTTCTTTCTAAAGCAATCACACTATCAGATAGATGTGCAATAGATGCAGAGCCACGTAGATGTGAGAGAGTAACTTCTTTACCATTCTCATGTCCTGCATCACCTGCAGGTCTACGTAAGTGTGATACTAATAGTAAGCCAACACCTGTCTGCTCTACTAATGAACGTAACTTAGTCATCAATACATCAATAGACTTTCTCTCATCTCCATCTTCCTGACCTGATACAAGTATAGATAAGTGATCAAGGAATATCCATTTACAATCCAATGCTTGTGCCATGAATCTAACTCTTGAAAGTATCTCGTCATTAGATATAGAACCAAAGTGATCAAAGGCAAAGAACCTACCTGTACCCATAGTGTTATCAAACCATGTATCTAATTCTTCTTGGCTATACTTCTTACGTATCTCATTAATATATAGTCTAGCATTAGCTTCAACAGACATGATATTAAATGCTGTGTTCTTTGTGCTTTCTTCCAATGCAAGTATACCTACATTATCATTTGTATTCTTTAACATATGGTGCATCAACTCACGCATGATAGAACTCTTACCCATACCTGCACCTGATGTGAATGTAATCAACTCACCTGTACGCATACCATATGTCTTATCATTTAGTTTTTGCCAAGGGTATAGACATGTCTCACAATACTCCTCTTCAAATAAAGAAGTCTTTAAATCTTTTAGATTAACTATACCTGCAGGAGTATATGGTTGTGCATTCCACCATGCTCTTGAGAACTCCTCACGTTTATTCATCTTGAGATATTCATTCGCATCTTTATGTTCCATGTGCATGACCTTGCATTTGTTAGGAGCAAAGAGTTGTGCTACTTTTTCAGCAGCTTCTCTGCCTTGCTTGTCCATATCAAATGATATAACTATCTGATCATAGCTATCAAGATATTCAAATGCTTTCTTACAATCACGTAATGCAGAACCTGCACCAGTTTTAATAGATACACATGCCCACTTACTACCAAGTAATTCATAAGCAGACATGGCATCTACCTCACCTTCAGTAATAGTAATATACTTTCCCTTTGGTGCAAAGATATTCTGACCAAACAATCCTGCATCAGTCATGCTACCTTCAGTCCACATGTTTTTTGTTTGTACGTCTCGTACTTTGTTTGCAATATTATTTCCACCTTCATCAAAGTATTTATAGATGTGATGTGTATTCATATTGCCATTTACTTTTACATCTGTATTATATTTCTGTGCTGTATCTTTAGATATACTACGTTCACTTAACGCACCTAATGTACCCACAGTTTTCATAACACTTTCTGTTCTCATTGGTATTACTTTTTCTACTTCCATCTTATCTCCAAACCTAGTGTTGCAAGAAAAACAAAAGCTATAGCCTTCAGAATGATTTACATTCCCATCACTAGAGCCACACTTAGGACATGCTCCTCTATCTAACCATTGTTTATCCATATTATTAATCCAAACTATTTAAAGTATTATCATACAATTCTTCAACAAAGTCAAGTTGATCTTTCATTATTTCTTTAGCATCTGTTCTAGCTAAAGTTCTAGCTTCAACTTTATCATATCCTTCGTCAAGATAAGCACAATAGATTTCTTCAAGAACTCTTTCGTACTCTTTATCCCATAAGTTCTTAGGCATATTAGTCCTCTCTCTTCCATGCTCTTGAATCATCAGACCATACATGGTCAGCCCAATGACAAGGGTAATAGTTTCCTTCGTTGTCTGGTTCAGGAGATCTTTTAACTGCGATACCATACATATCTTTCATATCGTCTAGTAAGTCTATAACTTTTTCTATTTCCCATGCAGTTACATACTTTATACCTGACTCTCTATAACTTTGAGTAAAGTCATTACCTGCATTAAATAAATCTAGTAAGTGTTTCTTTTGTGCTTCATCTAAAATCATAGCACCATCTTTCTTTATTGCTTTAGCCATTATAGTTTCCTTTTCTTTTTGTTGTTGTTTTAATTCTTTATGTAACCAATTAGTAAACTTATTATCAGTCATATTGTTCTCCCTCACTATAGGATTGATTGTCTAAATCATCTACGACTTCTTTCTGTTGTCGTTTAATGTAGCTTTCATATTCTTTTTTAGCTACATCACCTGCATCATCTACTGATACAAGTGTATCTCTATCTTTTATTTTGTCAGGCATGTCATGTTTCCTTTCACTAATTTCCATTTAGTATTATCTATCAATACAGTTTCTTTGTCAAGCTTTTTATATTTAGCATCTAACATATGCCATAATCCTTCATGTGCCTGAATAAATTCAGGTATGCTAGTGTATGTTTTTAGTTCGCTATACATAATAATGATGCCACCTTTCTTCCCATAGTTCTGATAGATGTTCTTCTATCTCTTCGTCTGGAACATTAGGATTAGGATATGCTAGAGTATTCATGGCAACTGCGATTGCATCATATGGTTCTTTTATTCCTTGCGACTCCCATAAATCTACTACAGATACTTCATACTCATACTCTTCATCTAGTATTATACTATTTTGTAATGCTGTCATGTTATTTCCTTTCTTTTATATGTGTTGCATCTGGGTTTTCTACAGGCATAGCCCACCCATCTGATGTTGTAAACTCTTTCTCCAAACCTAATCTCTTATTTAACTCATCACACTTCTCATTCAATTCTTTTATTCTTATGTGTGCATCACGTAATTGTAGTTGTAATTCTCTTACATTCTTACGTAGTAATTCTTTCTCTGTCATTCCCATGTGCCTACTCCATGTGCTATCACTCTATACTTAGTTAAGTTCTTCATGTCTTTACCATAGAATAAACTAATCCAATCTCCATAACGTAGGTAATGACGCATGTCTTTTATATATCCATCACGCATAGACCTTTTGGCTATAGCACCTGATACATTCATACGTACCTCTCTATTCATAGACCTAGATACTTCTTGATTATGTTTAATCCATTCCAATACTTTATCTACTTGGAACGTAGCATTCTTAGGCAAGTCATATAACTCTTTTCTTATCTGTGATTTGTTCATTGTATTTCCTTTCATTGTACTCTTATTACTTCAAGACCATCATCATCTGACATAGGCTCTATGTCTACGCCACTATTAACATATAGTCTTTCTATATATGCTCTCGCATCTCCTTTAGATTTAAAGTACATTACATCACCATTGAACTTTGCTAATGGTTCTAATATAATCTCTTCATCTTGAGATACAAAAGCAACTATATAATTTTTATTCATGTTCCTACCAATCCAAACGTACCTAAAAACATCATTACTATTAAGTACATAAGCCATAGTATCACAATGTATTTAACTATGTCAAACAATATATTAATTATTTTACCCATCATACGCATCTAATTCTGACCAATCTATCTTGTCTTCTATAACATAAGGTATCATTAAGGGTTCATAATAAACTTCTCTTGCCCATGATTGACTATATAATTGATTCTTAATTTTATTAATACTTGATTGCATACCTAATGTCAAACCTATGTCTTCTAATCTTTCAAGTTTTCTTATAAAATAAAGTACTTCTTTTTTATTAAAATATAAATCAACAGATAAATCATGGCAATAATCTATGTAAGCAGGTTTACCTACAGAGGTATTACGTACTCCTATCATACTAAAAGTTTCTTCTAATAAAAACATTGCCCAAGTTTTAACTCCTACATGTGTATGAACTAAGTCTTCTCTTTCCCATAACTTATCTTTATCTGTAGCTATTCGTAGTGTCATTATGCATTCTCCATTTCTAAATCTACCCACTCTTCTCTCATGTTGTGATAGTCATACCCTGTTCTATACTTCTTATTAGTATACCAATCTGGTGCAGGTCTACTCTTCTCCCACTTGGCTATGTCTTTCTTATCATTCACATAATACTTTCTGTATGCTAATACACTCTCATCAGACGCACACTTGTATTCATCTGGCATACATTGTGGGTGTGGTGTACCTTGTCTGCTCATATGTTCAAAAGCAAAGCCAACATTATCTATTGTTAAGTCCATGATAACAGCTTGGCACTTGTGTATATTGTTATACCTTCTGGTGTACTCAAAGCATAGCTCCATGCCATGTCTCCATAGCCAATCATAATTATGTGCATCATCTCCTGCCCATAGTGTACATGGGTGGTTTCTA